CTCAAGCCCGTCTGGATGGTCCTCACTGGCCGCAACGCTCATAAAGGCACTAAGATCGTTTTCCTTACAAAAGTTATCCACGTATTGGCAGAGTTCCTTTACTGCCTCTTTCTGTTTTTCTGTAATCATTTTAGTAAAATTTTAATCATTAATAATTATATGTTATTTCTCAAGAATATAGTCGCACTCAAGAACTTTGACACCACCGTAAAATGTCACTTTGGACGTATCAGTGATACCAAAATGTTCTTTATCCGCGAAAATCATATTTTTCACACCGGACTTCATTTGCCGGACAACGTCCTTAGCCCTTTTATCAGTCCAGCTATGAGCGGCAAAACCCGCTTTGAACTGGTAAGTGGTCGTTATGGCACCGTTCTGGATTCTGGTGGAAACGGTAACTGTACCCACACAATTTTCTATTGTTCTCTTCTTTCCCATGATGATTATTTATTTGTTGGTTTCCAATCCACTGTTATGATCGCATCCAGTTCACCGCTGCCTTCACAGACCGGGCAGGGCACCTGCACGTCCTCGCGGCTGCCCTCCTCCGTTCCCCAGAACCAGCCGTTGCCCTGGCAATAACCGCACTTGTGGCCGATACTGACGAAGTTCTCACGGTTAGGCCCCTTACACATATAGGCGGGAGGACAAATCTCCAGCTGTTTCTTTATCCTGCTCATGCCTGGCCTCCTTTCTGTTTCGGTCCCGCCACATTCCAATAGTCATAGGCGCCCTTCTCCCAGATTGTGTATTCACCAGTGGCCCCCTGATAACGTCCCTTACTGAAGGCGACGTAGCCCTCCACCCATATCTTCAGGTCGGCATCATACATCACGCTCGTGGCCGCATCACCTTTAGGATTCTTGCCGCGGGCATGGCTGATGAAAACAAACAGCTTGTCCGGAAACTCCTCCTTCAGCTGGATATAGTCACGGTACGTCATCTGGGTATATTGGAAGCTGTCAATGACTACGATATTGAAACTCTTATGACGCCGGAGCCTGATCTTCAAGGTGGGGATGTCCTCCTTGATGAACGCGAGGTGGCGGCTCACCTCGGCCATACCAAAGCGCCGCAGGTTGTTCTGGACAGTCAGAGAGGTTCCTTCCTCCAGGGAATTGAACGCCACACGGTCATACTTGCAAAGTTCCTTGCAGAGCTGCATCACAAAGGAAGTCTTTCCGTTACCGCTATTCCCCCACACGAACCAGCAGCCCCGGATCTCCGGAGTGTCGAAGGCGTCCTTCCATTTCCCCTCGAAAGGAAACACGTCATACTTCTTGTTCAGAATGTCCCTGACATTCAAGGCACGTCTCATGCCGGTCTTTTTATTATTTTTTTTCTCTTCTTCCATGGTCAGAACAATTTTAATTGCCGGATATTGTCAATTCGGTCAAGCACGGCCTGACGTGCGGCACCCCGCATCTTCTCGTGGCAGAGCATCCAGCCGAGTGCCCACAAAAGGGCATTCCCACGGGTGGAGAACTGTCCCCATTTACGTCCCGGATTGAAACCGGCACCGGAACTGTTCACCTGCATGTGTACACCGGCAACCCACCACCCGTCCTGCTGTCCCACAAGGGCGTCCAGGTAGTCGCGACCATTCCGGTAAACGGTCACCGTCTCATATTCAGTCAAGACTGGATAATCGCTCCAGGGAGCGGGAAGCTGCCCGCGACCGTCGATCTTTAAGTATTCAAATTTGTTTTCCATATCCTTAAAATTACGTTTGAACGGCATTTGAACGGGGGTCATTCCCCCGTCATACGTTTTACCTTGTGAATGGACTTCCTCACACGGCGCAAATCAAAATCACATGTCGAAGCCTCCTTTATCACCTTGTCGATATCTTTCCTGTCAGTCACGCCGTTGGCGGAACAGATCGCGTACACGTCGTTCACGTCCGTGGGCTCCAGTTCGTAAAACTTTCGTCCGATACGGCTGTAGAACTCCTTGTAGCCGGGCTTCTGGTACCGCAGGCCGTTGCTGATGCGCTTGGCGATGTAGTCGGTACTCAAGAACACGACACCGCATTTCTCCTCCAGCTTGTTGTACAGGCTGATGAAATAGTGGAACACCGGTTCGGTCAGCTTGTCCGCCTCGTCGAACACCAGCAGGGGCGCGTCCATCTGGATGATGTCATCCAATATAAGCCCCCACACCTCACGGATATTATACCCTTCGGTCCGGATTCCGACCGTGCGGGCGATCTCGCGGACAAAGTCACCTTTCTTCATGTCCTCGGAGCAGAGGATATAGAAAACCTCCTTATGCTCCTGGAGGTAAACACGGGCGGTGGTACTCTTGCCACAACCGGCCTCGCCGGTCACCCAGGTAACATTGCGCCAGCGTTGCGCGTCGGAGAGCACAGCCGTGATCTCCTGGTAAGCGCCGGTCTCCACGATCTGCCAGCCGGTAGCGCTTACACCACCGACCTGAGAGGCGACATTACGGAACATCTCGTCGCTGATATTCTCATAACGGCCGTTCAGGATATTGCTAACAGTGCCTACACTGACTCCCTTCAGGCTGCCAGCAGCCTTCGTCTGGCTCGGGTATTTCGCCACGTAAGCCCGGAGGCTCTCACTGATGGCGTCCTTTTCTTTCATTGTAATTTCCATAATCAATATTTTTTATCTTGTTATAAATCTGTTCCTTATAATTTCCCGACCACCTTGCGGATGCTCACTTCCTTCTTCTCAAAGCTGTCCCATGTCACGTTGCTGATGACTTTCATATCTCGGCCGATGGAAGGACGGGGCGGCTGGCTGTATTTTCTTGTGCGGCGGTCAATCTGGCGTTGCGCCTCCTTTCCGAGCCCTTTCAGGTCAGGGGTACGCAGACCGTTCTGTTCCGGTGCGACACCATGTTCGTACTCGATGTCCTTGGCAACGACCTGGCGGTTTATACGCTCGTTGATGACGGCCTCCTGCTGGGCGCGGATGAAACGTTTCTCGGCTTCCGTCTGCTCCTGCTGGGCACGGTGGATCATCAGCGGGAACGAAGCCACACACTCGAAGCGCATCGCTCCGCCCTTATCCTTGTACAGCAGACGCACGCTGCTCATGTCATAAGGATCGTACTGGACATAGAACTTCTTGTAGGTGTTACGCCGGCGCCATTCCAGATCAGGCTCACCGGGGGCGGAGAAAACCTCGTAAGGGTATTTCTTTCCCTGTACCGTGATCTCGATACCGCTGGCGGTGAACAGCGACGGTTTCTCGGTCGTGTACCAGAACATCTCCACCATATCCGACACACTTACCGCATCGGTAGCCTCGTTCACGCTGGTATTGTACATCTCAATCCGGGAGATGCCGGTGGCAGGGTGTTTCATTGAATTCCACTGTTCACGGGCGGCGGCATACTGTTGCTTCAGCTCCTCCAGTGTGGGAAGGGAATCGATGTTCGCGTTGATGAATTCCAGATTCGGACGGCTTGTTTCTCTCTTTGCCGTAATGTTCTGCCCGGTGAAACCGAAACGTTTCTTCAGCACCTGGCTCTGGAAGCGGTAGAAAATATTCTCGATCGTTTTGGACTCGCCGTTATACGGGGCTGTCGGACGATGGATACGGCTGATTTTCGAGAAAAGGCCCAGCGCCGCGTTCTTCTTATGACCGCCCTGGTTGTCGCAAACGATCTCGTAGGGTTTGTGCAGGCTCGTCTGGATAGCCATACGGAAGGCATGGTACTGCGCGATATAGTCCTCGTTATCGCTGATGTAATAGCCAAGAAGCACTTCGCTGTAAGCGTCCACCACCTCGTACACGCTTGTAGTGCACTTGTTTCCGTTCTCATCACGATAGTAAAGGTTCAGCTTCGTACCGTCGCCATACCAGAGGCTGTCACGGCGGCCCGGAAGGATGGTGCGGTGTTTGCGGTCATAACGCTGGTGCGCCTTCATTTCCCCATAAACGGCATCGTACCACAGAGGTTCGACACGCGGGCTGTTGAACCATTCGCGGAGGCTGCGGGGACTCTTCAGGGGCTTCCAGCCACGTTCCGGAGCGACACGGTTGTACTCCTCGAAGATCTCCATATCAGTATAAACCGGAACGCGGCTGCGTTTCAATGCAACAAGGTAACGCCCGCCGTCCTCCTCGATCTTCAGCGTGTTGCTGTTGCCGTATTTACCACTCACAAGCACACCGTAGTTATCAGGACGGAACTTGTTTATCAAGGCTTTCAAACGCCCCACACTGCCCGGAAGGCTGTGCCCGTACACCGGACGCCATTCCTCACTCGTGACAAGCAGAAGCTCCCAAAGGTTACGGCGGAAACCGGTCAGCTTGTTATTGGATGAACTCAAGCGTTTGAACTCTTCCATCAGCGCGTTCAGCACCGAAGCGTTCCAGGTGTATTCCTTCTTCACATCCTCGGGAAGAGCGACCATCTCACCGTTCTTGTCGTAACGGTAATCCTCGAAAAAGTTCTCGGCCTTCTCGTCTTTCTTCACTATGTTACGGATCATTTCTTCTCGCATCTGTTTCTCGGGCTCGCCATGGCGCTCAACCCAACGTTTCTTGTATTTCTCGGGAAGGGAGGAATAGGAATACAGGGCTACATTGCCCTCGCCACCGCCACGGTTGATACTTTCGATGTTACCGCGACGGACATTCTGGTATAAAGTTATATACTTCATCACCGGATTATCTCCTGAAGTAAGCTCTTCACAGGTTACACACAGTATATTATTATAGTATTCCATTTTCCGTTCTGTTATCAGTCCTCCAAATCATTCAAAGGGACATGCTTCTTCAGCAATCGTACGGAATTTCCAAAGTTCAACACAATGAAAAGTTCCGGTAGCGGATGAATGAAGAAGACAGAAAGTAAAGCCCCAAAACTCATGCAGAAGTAAAGCACACAAAGGCGCTGCTTCCGACTCAGACCGGTGAACTTGCGCAGCTGGTCACCGAACAATGCTATCAACTCATTTTTCATCGCCGTCCTTCTTTTGAGGGTTACCACCTACCTTCGTTCCACCGCGCTCGATGGCGAGCTTGCGGATGGAACGGGCCAACTTACTGTTCTTGCGAAACGCAAGGGAGTGGGAGACCATTTCCCGGGAACACCCCAGTAAACCGGCTATCTTACCCACCTCACTGTATTCTACAACTATTCTCTCTTTCATAATTCGCTGATAAGTTAAATTATTGTAGCGGGCGGTCGCGGACTCGAACCGCGGACCATGGCCTCTCCCTTGCGGGAGTCTGGCGTGTTCTACCAACTGAACTAACCGCCCCGGAAGTCTATCGGAGTTCTTGTATGGCATCCTCCGGAACACATATCACAGTCCAGACCTGGCCATCTTTCATATAATCGACATTATATTCACGACCAAAAGTACAAATGTTATAGTCCCAGTCGCGGATTACACCATCAATGACTTCACCGTTCCTCTTGGTGATTCTCACACTTTGTCCCTTTTTAAATTTTGCTTCCATTTTCTTCTTTTTATATTTCTCATTGTCACCTCAAGCCTTTTTTGTAGCTTTGGGGCGGTGTTCACACTTTGAACACGTGGCAAATATAGTATGAGAATTTCATACTACAAAATAAAATAGCGTAATTTTTCATACTTTATTAAGATTATGGATGAGAATTTCAGATTTATACAAGTTCTTGATGGATTAAAGGAGAAAGGGATAATAACAGATTATGTCCAAGCTGCTAATACTTTAGGAACAAATAAAGCAGGTATCAGTGATATAAAAAGCGGAAGAAAGAAACTATCAATAGAACTTCTTCGCCGTCTGAAATTATCATACCCAAATATTAATATAGAATGGATAATAATGGGGGAGGGGGATATATTTGTTACTCCTAAAACAAACAATTCCAATAATTCAGTATCTGAAACTTCATTTTTTATAGAGAAAATAGCCCAACAGGCGGAAGAAATAGGAATACTCAAGCAAACGATCATGCAACTCAAACAGGAAAGCGTGGGGCGTGTTTCAGGTGCGGAGAGTTCAACACTTGCAGGTGCCGGATAAAACGAGTTTTATGGGGCAAAGGGGGCAAAAAATAGTAAAGTATTGGTTTTTAAAGCAATAAATTAAAATATAGGGGAGTAAATAATTATTATTTATGTATTATTTACCCCCTGAAATAATTTAAAAACAAACAAAACAACCACATATTAATATCACACATATAGACAAATCACAAAAAAATAATCCAAAAGTGTAAACCCAAGTGTAAACCCTATCGAAGCGTTTCGTTTTTGCAACAAAGAAAATGTAAACCCAACTTGTAAACCCAAGTGTAAACCCTTTCAATTTTCCGACTGTTCAAACCGTTCAAATAAGTAGCAGCCTTTCATTGATGTACTATTCCGACACGAATACAAAAAAAGCCGCAAAAAGCGGCTTTATAGACGTTCTAAGGCTGTTTCAGTCCTTTCTGGTAGTCTTTATCAAGTGAGACTGGATAATCATTGCACGTTTCGTGTATTTTACAGCTCCATCGGTCAAACCGGCATGCAACAGGCTGCTTTTGGTGATACCGACCTGCTTCTCCGTCAGATTTTCGAATATGGCAGAAATACTACCGAAATAGAGGTTTTTCTTTTCATAAATCAGATGCACATGGATAACTTTAGTCATAATTATATAGCATTTATTTGACTACAAATATACCAAATATTATCTATATGGAATAATTTGGATAAAATAAAAAAGGGAAGCGCGTCAGGTATTCCCCCACTCCACTTGCATAAACCGATCCGTTTGACTATCTTTGTATATGAGAGCTGATCTGGAAAGGTTCATGGAGAATAACCGGTGAACAAACCCGAAATCTCCCCTATCCTACCTTCAATGTAAAGCAATCCATTTGAACGGCGTTCAAACGAGGCTAAAATGTAAGCCCAATGTAAAGCGATGTAAACGTTTCGTTTTTCCAAGTCACTCTCCCCTACTTCATCATAACGCTTTGACAACCAAAGCAATCAGTCATTTTCAAGCCGACCACATATTGACACGTTTCGTTTTTCCCCCCTTATACGTGCGTATCTCAAAATTCTCCATACATTCCATACTTTTTATTTACTTCCATAAAAGTACGAAAAACGGACGAGAAGAAAGAATGTTTTTCCAACAATAATCAACTAGAATCAACTGTTATCAACTACAACCCACCGGAATCAACTTTCCGGAATCCGCACATCGTATCTTTGTAATGTCGGGACGATGAAGGCGAAAGATCTATAATCTTACAGCTGTAAGATATAGGATCTTACACGTGAAAGATAGGGTTCTTTCAGCAGTCGGCGACCAGTGGCTGACGGTTAATGGACAGTGACTGACGGCTGACTTGCTTCATTCCCCGGCAACAGTGTTTCTTAATTCTCAATTATCAACTTTTAATTTTAACAGACTATGGTAAATTACAGTATCGTTATGCGTAGCAATCCGATGGACGCGGATGCCGCCAAGAAGGCTTACGCCAGTGCACAGTATTCGGAAGTGATGGACATCAACCGCTTTGCCGAGCACATTGCCAGCCACGGCTGTGTGTACAAGCGCGCGGACATCGTGGCCATCCTCACCATGGCGGTGGACTGCATGAGGGAACAGCTTCTGGGAGGACAGAAGATACAGCTGGGCGACTTGGGGGATTTCTCCATCAGCATCAACAGCCTGGGAGCGGAAAGCGCTGCCGACTACAATCCTGCCATCCACGTCAGAAAGCTGAATGTGAACTGGAGTGCCGGAACACGTTTCCAGAACTTGCAGGAGGAAGCCGTGTTCAACCTGGTGGCCACGCGCAAGGCGGCCCGACTGGTGGTGAAGGCGCTGAAAGCCGGAAAGACCAGTGTGGATCTTACCGGAGAGGCGAAGGAGCCGGAAAACGGAGGACAGGCCTGACGGAACCCCTGTATGACGGAAGCAAGGCACGACGCTAAAGGCACGACGCTAAAGGGCTGAATGTGCCCCTGTGACAAGCCGTTTTCATTGGGGTACATTCAGCCCTTGGCTTCCATTACAATTCACTTATTATCAACCTCTAAAACAAAATTCCAATGAGTTCAAGAACAAAGAAAAACACCTGGACACTGATTCTGAAAGTAATTATCACCGTAGCCACCGCCGTTGCCGGCGCACTCGGCCTGAACGCCTGTATCTGATGATCATGAGAACCATTACCCTGATTATTATCCACTGCTCCGCCACCCCTGAGGGGCGGAGGCTGGATTTTGAGACTTGCCGCCGGGACCACATCCGCCACCGGGGCTTCACGGACATAGGATATCATTTCTATATCACCCGTGACGGAGAGATTCACCGCGGACGACCTCTGGAAAAGGTGGGAGCGCATTGCAAGAACCATAACCGGCATTCTATCGGCATCTGCTATGAGGGAGGACTCTCGGCGGACTGCACACCTGCCGATACGCGTACTCTGATGCAGAAGGGAAGTATGCTGGCACTGTTGCGCGAGCTGCGCCTCCTGTTCCCCAAAGCGTTGATAGTGGGGCATCATGACTTGAATCCCGTGAAGCCGTGCCCTTGTTTTGATGCTGTGAAGGAATACCGCTTTTAAGGGAAGCTTTCTCCAAAGATAAGGTTTCCAATGAGAGCCGTTTGTTTTCAAAGAGGCTTCTTCAAAGATAACGTATCCAAGGATGATTTCTCCAAAGATAGGGTTTCCAATGAGAACCGTTTGTTTTCAAAGAGGCTTCTTCAAAGATAACGTATCCAAGGGGGTTTTCTCCAAAGATAGCGTCCCTTTCCTCCGCTTTGATTTCCTGACCCTTCATTCAACTAATCTTTTCATTTAACAATAATAAAAATGAACTATCTGATAAACCAACTCATGACCGTGGACAAAGCCTTCTACCGTCATTATCTGGAAATGCTGCTCACCCTGAACCGCATCCAAGCCCTCACCCCCTGGCAGATGTCCATGCTGCTGTGGAGAGCCAAGATTTTCCATATACAGGTGCTCTACCCCGAACTGCTGCGCATCAGCCTGTGCACGGAGCAGGAAAAGGACGAGATACGCTTTATGAAGGGATGGAAACTGAAAGAGCTGGAGAAAATAATGCCCGCATGGCAGCGACGGCAGTGCGAGGAGATAAAACGGGAACGGTGGAGAGGATTTTAGTGGCTAGCGGTTAATGAGGAATGAGCAGTGATCACTGAGGAATGACCAGTAATCAGTAAAGCCTGCCGGCAACATGATCTACTTGTAAGCAACTTTTAAAGGGGGTATGTCAAAATAAAATGACTACTCCGAGAAGTTACAGACTGTAACTACAAAACCTAAAAGGCGAATGTCAAAACTCAGTTTTTGAAAACATGAACTTACAATCTGAAATTTGAGCATCCTAAAAGACTAAAGAAAGGGTCGTATCATTACTCCATACAGAGCTTGATACGATCCTTTTACGTGTTATAATTACTATCTGTAACTTTTCGGGGTTGTCCTTTTTGTTTTGACATCTCCCTTCTCCTATCCCCAAGTTATTCAGGAACAGCAACATTCAACTACTTCATTCCCCCTCATTAAACCCCAGGCCCTGCTGTTCGGGCTTCAGCTTCTCTGTCAGGAAATTGGTATGCTCCCACTTCGGTTCGGGCGGATTATGATCCAAGGTCCTCTCCTCGGTAGGCGTGTAGCGTCCGTTGTAAGTGCTGAAGGCGAAAAAAGCATCTCCCGGTCCGCCCAGATGGTCGAAACGTACCTTGGCCACACGCACCAGCACCTGCCCCAGCTCATCGTTACGGTCTACCACCATTCCATAATCCGTCTTGTTGAAAAAGGCTGCCGAGCCGTTGATATCATACAGCGTGGGCACAGGCCAGCGTTTGCTTCCCGGTTCGCGGCGCAACTTGGTGGGGTGCGCCACCAAAATGAGCAACACCTTGTGCTTCACGGCAAAATTGGAGAACTCGTCGAAGATGCGGCTGATGTACTGCGTTTCCGTTTCCCAGTCGGGAATCTGATGCTCGAAGCGGTTGAAGGGGTCCACCACCAGCACCTTCACTCCTTTCCGGCTCACCAGTTGGGCGGCAATGCGGAGCACGCTCTCTACCGAGAAATCCTCTTTCGGCATAATGGAGAAGACACTCTGTGCCAGGTAACGGATGGCCTGTCCGGCTTCCGGCAACGGCATCCCCTTGTGTTCGAAACGCTTGCCCACCACGCGGCGTATCAGCTTGCGGTAGTGATAGGCCAGCGGGGTATTCTCCGGGCTGAAATAGCCCACCTTCCAATCGTGGCGCAGGAGCAGGCGCATGGCAATTTCGTCCACAAACTCGCTTTTTCCGCTGCCGGGAACGCCTGTAACCGTGAGCACAAAACCACGCTCGAACTTGATCAGCCGGTCCAGATTCTCCAGTCCCGTATCGGCTCCTTCCGGCATTCCGTTGTAATAAATATCCATCAGCGTATCCCATTCGTCCATGGGGCAGAAGACTCCTTCCAACGGGATTTCCGCCGCCTGCTCCACCTGCTGGCGGAGCCTCGGAAGATCGTACTTCAACAGATACTCGTTGGCATCCTTGCAGCCTTCTCCCCAGGCCACCACCTTGCAGCGGTCCATGCCCAGGCGGCGCACCAGTTCGTCGCGCAACTCCACTCCGCGCTTGTCGGTATCCATGGCCAGGATGATTTCCGTCTTGTCATCGAAGTGCGACTCCACGAAGCGGTCCAGCCACTGAAGGTTCGCGCCTCCGGCTCCGTTGGGTACGGACACCACCTCTTCCAGTCCTGCGGCTATCAGGCTGAGGGCATCTATCTCGCCTTCGGTGATGTAGCACTTTTCCTTCCCTTTTATGGCGTCTATGTTCCAAGGAATCAGCTCGGCTCCTTTCACCATCTTGAAATGCTTTGCGGCATCCCGGAATTTCATGTTTTTCATTACTCCGTCCTCCAGGTAAGGGAAGCAGATGCAGGCTTCTTCCTTGCCGGTCTGCGGCAGGAATTCCAAGCGTTCCTCTATCTTCATCCTTGTCAGGACGTCCATCGGAATACCTCGTCTGTCGACCATGTATTCCATCATTTCTCCATTCATAATTTGTTTGTTTTTATTAATTACCGGGCATACGTAATGTACAGGCGGTTGCAGGGGGATGTGCGGCTTGCGTTGCGACCTGTTATGGTGCTGCGATGCTGCATCGTGGTGCTGTGCCGTGTTATGGTGCTGCGGTGCTGTATCGTGGTGCTGCGACGTGTTATGGTGCTGCGATGCTGCATCGTGGTGCTGCGACGTGTTACGGTGCTGCGGTGCATCCTTCTGCTGTTTCTGCCGTTCCCGGTCTTGTTGTTTCTGTTCTCTTTTCCACATCTCGTCCTCGTTCCACGCTATGGCGAAATCACAATGAAAGCATTTCGCCCATCCCCCTTCACGGGTGATATGCACACTGAACGAAGGATCTTTGGGATTGCTTCGCGTTGCGGAACATTCGGGACAAGGCATACGGAAATGGTCCTTTCTGCGCGGCAGGCTTTTCAGCCACCGCACATAATCTGCATGTTCTTCGCGCGTCATATCCAGCTCTGTTTCAGGTTATCCCAGGTGGCACGTCCGTTGGGGCGCGGGGGTGCATCGGCAGGAAGAGGAACTCCGCAATACGAACGTTCGCCGGTCAGCGGATTGTACGTTTCGTAGGGCGAGAGCGAAGTCGATTCATTCTGCATCCGGCTCCTTTCTTTCAGCTTTTCTTCCAGAAAAAGACGGGTGGGCCTTTCTCGGCGGATGTAGTTGGCGAAATAAGCTTCGGCTTCGGACACGGAAGTGATTCCTCCTGTGTTTCCTTGTGCCACGACATGTTTCTTGAACAGATCACGAATAAAAGAAAGATTGTTCAAAAAGAGTTCTTTCAAACCTGACATCATCCCCACAGCCTCCAGCCAACTCTGAGTAATGAAAGCTTCATTGATGCATTGTTCCCATCGGGGTATCGTTTCGGACAATTCGGAAAATCGGGGAAGTTTATCAACAGCAGCAACAGCAATTATTTCTTTTTCTTTGTTATTGTTGTTTTTCTTCTCTCCTCTATTCTTTTCTTCTCTTATAAAGCTTTGCTTAAAGCTTGCTTGCAAATTCTTTCCATAACACTCATTATCAACACTTTGAATCACATTTTTGACTGAATTTTCATTTGTATTTTTTGCAGTCGTATTTTTCATACTTTCCGCACTACTTTTCACGTTGCTTTCCGTGCTGTTTTCCTTGTAGATTTCCTTATTATAATCCGAATGGATTGGCTTGCTGCTCTCCATGCAGACAGTCTTGTTACTATCTACATTCCTGCTTTCCATATAAATTCTCTCCTTGCTATCCATACTGGGTGCACCACTGCTTTTCAGGTAGACTTCCTTGTTATTATCCATGCAAGGTACACCACCACTTTCCATGTAGGCTTCCCCGTTATTATCCACGCAGAACGCATCACCGCTTTTCATGTAGACTTCCCCGTTATTATCCATGCAGGACGTATCACCGTTTTTCATGTAGACTTCCCCGTTACAATCCACGCAAGGTGTATCATCGCTTTTCAGGTAGGCTTCCCCGTTATTATCCATGCAGGGTACACCACCACTTTTCAGGTAGACTTCCCTGTTACAATCCACGCAAGGTGTATCATTACTTTTCGTGTAGATTTCCTCGTTACGATCCATGCAAGACGTATCACCGTTTTTCCCTTCATTGATTCTGCCCCTTCCTATTGTAGACGCAGTTGCTTTTGCAGATGCTTTCACCGTACTTTTCTTACTGCTTCTCCCTCCCTTACTGCCGGCAGCGGCACGTTGCTCGGAAAGTTTGCTCTGATATCCCATCACCTCGTCCAGATACAGACATCGGAAATACCCGTCCTCTGTAATGAGAAACAAATCGAAGTCCTTAATAAGATGTTGCAGATTTTCCACGGTAGCTCCCCACTGATCGGCCAGCAAATCCAGTTCGTTAAAATCATGTTTGTATTCCTGCTGTTTTCGCAGAAACAATATCGTTTCAAGATACAACCCCAGCCCCATGCATTTCATGTCGGCATTCAGCTTCATCATTTTGTAATCCGACATCAAGCTGCAATTCAGCCGGATAAACTGCTCTGTATAATCCATTTCTTTTGTGTGTTAGTATAAATATAACGCAAAGGAACGCAAAATATAAATAGGGCGTTGCTCACAAAAACAGGCAATTGTTAATAAATATTTCCTATCTTTGCCGAGACATTTTGTAAGTAGCATAATCATAGCTACTTACAAATTATTATTTAATAATTTAATTTTTAGTAACATGAAAAAAATTTGAGATCATCAGCACTTGCATCAGTAATGCCGTGCGAAGAAGCGATTTAAACCCCAGCAACTTGAACGACAAAGGTGCGATAGGCCGATCCACCGCCACCAAAATTCGAGACGGAAAGATTGTGACTCCCAATTCTTACTTCAAACTGATGAAATGGCTGGAAAAGGAGAAACCGGAGGTTTACAAAGAAGCCATGGAGCACATCCTGAAAGAACTGGGCAAGCTCAAAATGGAAGAGTAACCTCCCGGCTTCCCGGAAACGGGAATTTTCCCCGGTAAACGTGGGGAAACGGGAAACCGCCATAGAGCGCCTCTGTATGGAGACTGCCTCTATGGCGGTTTTTGCACCCGGGATGTATGGAATTATAGCTATTTTATTTTCAACTATAAATCCTCCTTTTTTCCAATATATTATTTTTCTTGTGACAGATAAATACAGAATTGTTGAATATTTACAATATTCACTTTAGGAAAATCTATATCTTTCAGCACATCATAATGATGGTCGTTGGTAACAATGTAGTGCGCATTGGCCGAAATGGCACAATCCACAAACTTATTGTCATCAGGATCGACTGTAATCAGATTAAAGTGATAGAATGGAGTTATCAATTCAACAAACGGACTGTTCAATATGGTTTTCACCACATATTCCGCCGTTTCATTGTCGGTAAGTCTTTGCAGAATTTCTATATATTCCTCCAATATTTCATTGGATACACAGAGCTTGTTCTTTCCGTCCAC